ACCTGTGGCACTTAACGAAGGCCAGCGCGATACTTACTACTTGAATAAAGTTAATCCAATAGCTTCATTCCCGGGTAGAGGTATCAATGTTTTTGGTCAAAAAACTCTTAATGCAACATCAAGTGCTTTAGATCGTGTTAATGTATCACGCTTGGTTATATACATCAGAGAAATACTTGACGATGCAGTTAAGCCATTCCTCTTTGAGCCAAACGATTCAGTAACTCGTACTAACGCTAAAGTGGTTGTTGATAGATTCTTAGGCGAACTTGTAACACAACGTGGCCTATACGACTTCGTAACAGTGTGTGATAGCACAAATAACACACCTGCTAGAATCGATCGCAACGAGTTGCATATTGATATCGCAATACAACCTGTTAAGGCTGTAGAATTTATCTACATCCCGATCAGAATCCAGAACACATTGGGTTCAACAGGCTAAACAGATCCAATACCTTAGGATCGAACTGGAGAAATCCAGGGGTAGAAAGGGCAGCTCACACTGCCCTTTCTTTTTATTTGCACTAAAATTAAAACTAGAGTTAATATTTTTCGTCAACATTTGATAAATATTCGTATAGTAAATAAGTTCGTAGGAGAACAATATGGCAACAATAACCACTAAAAATAAATTTGGTGTACCATTAGAGGACTCGGCTGTTTCCGGTACTGGCATCATAATGCCAAAACTGAAATACCGATTTAGAGTAAACTTTATTGGATCATTCGGTGGAGCGTCTAGATCAGTTGAACTTACACAAAATGTTCAAAGTGTTCAACGCCCTAGCATAACAGTAGATGAAGTAGAAGTACACAGTTATAACAGTAAAGTATATTTACAAGGCAAGCACACGTGGAACACTATTGATGTTACTATCAGAGACGATATTCAAAATAGTGTTGCAAAATTAGTAGGTAAGCAGGTACAGCGTCAGGTAAATCATTACCAACAAACAGCACCTGCAGCAGCTAATGACTTTAAATTTGACTTACAAGTAGAAGTACTTGACGGCGTAAACGCAGGTTCAACTGAAACTTGGTATTGCGAAGGATGCTTCTTGCAAAATGTACAGTACGGTGATAGTGATTACTCAACAAACGAACCACAGTTGATTACATTAACAATTAGATTTGATAATGCATTACATCTTGCTGGTGAGAATGATGTTAACGGAAGAGCATCTACTGAGGCTCCAATGCCAGAAACTGGACCAGGTTTATTTAATAATATTAGTGCATAGCACTATATTGTTATAGGAGAAATTTATGGCCGGGGGTGATACCTATCGAAAAATATTTTTTCGCAATTGGCGAAATGCTGATAGGTTTAAACCAAACTCTACGCCCCCGCGCCAGAAATTTAACGGGTTTGTTGAATTTATATTCAATCCCGTGGCTCTTTCTGGTATATCTGACAGCAATACATTTAGAACACAAATCAGCAGTCTTGTACAGAGTGCAAAACTTCCTGAAATATTATTTGACACTGTAATAAAGAAACAATACAACATAAAGCGTGTTGTGCAAACAGGTTTTGATATAAAACCGCTTGATATCAGTGTTATAGACACAGTAAACAACGAATGGTTAACTGTGTTTATGAAATATTTTTCATACCACTATAACCAACCTAGAAATAGAACTACCGAAGGATTTGGTAATGACAGAGATCCATTTGTTATTCCTTGGCCAAGTAATTCAGAAACCACTACAAAATCTTCTGCTTTTATGACAGGTAGTTTTGAAAGTAATATTGCTGGATTAGATATCAGTTCTGAAGCGCATTTAATCGATCAAATAAAAATTATCACTTATGCAGGCGGAAAAGGGGTTGAATATATTTGTTTTAGACCGACTATAACAAGTTTTTCGCTTGATGAGATAAATTATTCTGATTCTGGATTTAGAACATTCGACATGAGTTTTGAACTGGAAAATTTTACAATCAATTCTAAAACTAATTTTACAATGACACCAGAAGACTTAGCAAGGTTTGAGAAGTCTGAAATTGCATTTACTTTTGATGGAGAAGATGTAAATGACAAAAACGGGCTTGGATATACTAGTAGAAACTTAAGATTCATGGGAGATAGTAGTAATCCTAGATGGCGAGCAGGGCAATAAACCATGAGTGCATCATTGTACGATACATTTGGGAACTCTGTTAAGTATCAAGTTGTACAAGATACTCTTGTTGCATATTTAGAAGACGCCACTATAAAGTTTCCGCTACCGCAGGCTAGTGCAGAAATATTAAGTGAGTTAACTTCAACAACAAAAACCAAAACTTACGATACTGCTAAGGTTTCTATGATACAAAGTAAGTTAGAAAAATTAGGATTTGCAAAGTCTACGGCTGTAACACTCACAGACACTCTTATGGTAGTGTCTGATGCACAAGGTATAGATCCTCTAGATTATTTTAGCATGAATTCAAATACATTGAATTTAACACTTGATGCGTATCAAGCTATCAACAATCTACGTCCCGCGGGCAGTAGAATAGGTTTGATGTTACCATTTTCCAACAGTAAAAGCAAAGCATCTACGTTAATAAAACCATGAAGAAATATGCGCAGGGCTTATACGAAATTGTTAACACTGATAAGTATGTAGGCAAGAAAAAGCCTTACTACAGAAGTAGTTGGGAACTTGCGTTTATGCGTTTAGCAGACCAACACCCTAATATACTTAAATGGGCCAGCGAAAATATCAAAATACCATACCGTAATCCAGTTACAGGACAATATACAAACTATGTTCCTGATTTTATGATACAGTACTTGGATAAAAATGGCAAGGAACACATCGAACTTATAGAAATTAAACCCTCCTCACAGACAACACTGGAGAGTGCTAGAGGCAAAAGAGACACATTGCAGGTTGCTGTGAATGCTGCAAAATGGACTGCTGCGCAGGAATGGTGCAAGAGGAAAGGTATTAGATTTAAAGTTATTAATGAAGACCAGATATTCATGAGCACTAAAAAAAGAAGGAAATAAATAGTGTTATGAAACTTGATGTATCAATTGATGCTGTTTTGCTGTTTGTGTTGCAATGGATTGTAGGTTTATCTGCACTTGGGTTTGTGTTGTTTACTGCTACTTCCTTTCAACTATTAACAACGTTTATCATGGCATATCTAATGATGATGTTTGGTAGCACCATCGGCTACCATAGATTACTAAGCCATAAAGCATTTAAATCTCCCAAATGGTTTGAATATTTGTGTGTGTACTTCGGAACTACACTAATGTTTGGATCAGTTATACAGTGGGTAGCATGGCACAGAGAACACCATAGATATGCCGACACTGACAAAGACCCACACGCTCCTAAATTTAAAGGATATATTTATTCGCACTTTTTGCATATGTTTTATGCAATTAAACCTAAGTATGCTGCTGATCTGATGAGAAGTAAGTTTTATCAATTTCAGCACAAACACTTTTTTAAATTAATTACTGTTTACGGGTTGCTGTTGTATTTGATAGATCCTTTTGCTGTGTTGTATTTGTGGCTTGCACCTGTCGGCATATGTAAAATTCTTTTGCCGCTGTCATTATCATATTCTCATAGAAACGGCAAAGCACACGACGATGTAATTGCCGGCATAATCACTGCAGGAGAATGTTTTCATAAAACACACCACGACGATCCTTCAAAAGTACTAATGCATCCGCTTGATATAAGCGGCCATGTAATTAATCTTGTAAAACAATAAATACTATTATGACTAAAAAATTAGAAGAAGAATTTAACTTACCCCCATTGAACGAGGTGCTCAAAGAAAGCACAGATGCCCCGGAGCCCACTATAGAAGAAACTACAACTGAAATTCAAATTGTAAACGACGCACTGAGTGTTACCGAAAAGATTAATGATGCATTTAAGCAAATAAAAGGGTTAGACGATCATGAAACTGAAATGGATGATGTAGCATTAAAAGCCATTGATAGTTATGAACAGTTGATGCAGTTAGGTATGAACGTTAGCGACATGGCGGCTGGGAAAGTATTTGCTGAAGCCAGTAACATGCTTAAAATTGCATTAGAAGCTAAGGATTCTAAAACAAGAGCTAAGTTACAACAAATTGATTTAATGATCAAGAAAGCAAGACTTGACAAAACTAAAAATCATAACGAATCAGATGATCCATCTACATTATCGCCGACTAAAATTTACGACCGTAACGAATTATTAAGAATCATAAAAGAAGGATAAATGATAAATAGTTATAACGATCGGAGTTTGCTATGGAACTTAAAGACCATTTAACAGAATCATTTAG